CTCTCCTGACAATAGGATGCCAGCCGGTGCCTGACGATCTCATGGCTGACGCCACGGTCGCAAATGAATTTCACGGTAAAGCTGCAATGCTCCAACACTGCCTCATGGCCGCGTTTGATGATACCAGCAACGAACTTAGGGGCGCTGTCGTCCGTGATCTTGCCCTCGGATTTGTAGCAGACGCGCCCGCACTCCTCAAGGCGCTTCAGAATTACGCTGCCGTCAATAGGCGTGATGAACTCGAAGCCGGGCTTAATAATCTTCATCGTCGTCCTCCGTTTCATCGTCTCCGGTCGCAGCCTCATACTGGTCGTATGTGATGGCCCGGACGCACTCGACGGGAACGCCGAGCAGGTCAGCAGTGCTCTTGCGCTGGGCGTAAAGGAAGCCTTCACACTGAACCGAATTGTTGATGATGCCCACAAGCTGGTCGGCGGCTTTCGCGTGCTTTAGCGCAACGCTTGTGTAGCCGACGCTCCCAGCGCCGCCGAACACTTCGGCGTCCTTGACCTCGAAATGGCAGGTCAACGTAATGTCAACCAGACCGATGTTAGCGTTTTGCATAGGATTTCCCTCCGTTATTGATGTGTTCTTCGTAGCTGTAGCGGATGCAGTAAAGCGCCACATAGAGGATGACAAGCAGATAACCGGCATACAGGAACAGCCAGTACCACGAATAGAACATGGACAGGGCCACAGGAACGGCCAGTGTGCCAATTACTGCACCGGCGATAAAAAGGATCAGAGCCACCACAGCGGCGGTTTTAATCAGCTTTTCGCATTTCATAATGAGTTGCCTCCGTAGATTTTGTGTTATTGTATTTTGGGTGGCCCCACGACCGGGGGCCGGATTTCAAAGGGAAATCAGATTAAACAGAAGCCGAACGCCACGCCGTAAGAGTTGGACGCGTTGGAGTTGTAGCTGGAACCGTTGATGCCCACAGTGGCGAAAGACGACGAGCCGGACGCCTCAGGCGACCGCAGCCACCAGCACCATGTTCCATTGTCGCCGCACTCCTTCACGCGGTCCTTCTCGCGGAGGAAGCACAGGAGCCGCGCGTCTTCCGGCTCACGTTCCGACCAGCGTCCCTTGCCGAACACCTGCGTCTTGGAGAGCAGGAACAGCTTGTCTTCGGTTTCTACGCGCTCACCGTCCACGATCTGGACGATTGTCGTCGGCGCAATAAGCGCCTGAAGCTCGTCCGGCAGAAGGGCGAACACGGTATTGTTGAGATACTGCCGCATATCGCAGGCAGCCCACGCGCCCTTGTTGGTGGGGCGCTTGTTCATGCAGTGCTCGTCAGCGAGGCAGTCTTCGAGGACGAAGAACCACTTGCCCTTCTTGTCCTGTGTAGCTCTCACGGCCACTTCCTCGCCGTTCTTGAGGTTGAAAACGATCAGGTCGCCCTGCGCAATGGTGCCGTTATCGACCGCCGCCTTCAGCGCGGCCCATGTGGTTTCGTTGGTAGTAGAAGTCTTAATAAACATAAAAGG